GTAGCCGTCTGTGCTAAAAAAACGCCCTCATTGAGCGCACCCTTGCGTAGGTTGCACGACTTGCACAGCACTCTAAGATTGTCAAGGCTATGATCGCCACCTGCCTTGCGTGGGATAATGTGATCGATGTGCATCTCACCCTCATCTGTACCACACAATTGACAGGCTCTACCATCACGCATGAACACGCGCTCTCGCTGCTCGCGGTATCGCCTACTGTTCAGCTTGTCTAATGCCATCCCTTAGCCTTCCAATGTTCATAAGCCTTGCAAGGCGTTGAGTACCTATGCTTAATGTAGCGTAAGCCCCACTCTACTTGCTGTATTGGTGTAGCTGTTAATAGCCATTTAGATCTACCTTGAGGTATTCCTGCATGACTACCATTACGAGCATCTGGATTCCAAGCAGATTCTTTACCATATAGAGCTGCTATACATTTATATTGTTTAAGATCTCCTAATGAGTGATAAGCATATTGTTTAGGAGTCATAGATATATCATTTAAGTTAGTCGAGCCTGCTTCATACGGAAGCAATAGAGATATCCCAATAGCTACTAGCACCCCGCGACCTACCCGCCTCAGCGGGTCGCGGTGAGCCTTTGAGAGGCTCTGCGCCGTTAGCGTACCATCGATGTCAAATTCATTTGTAAAAGTCCTGCTCAGAGCGGTGTTTCGTTTCAAGATAACCTCCTGTGGATAACTTCTGTGGATAACTATTTATCCGTACTGTAGAAGCCTTTACCCTTAAAGTGTGTAGCTGCTGCCCCTATAACTTTGACCATCGGTTCATTACAATAGTTGCACAAGATCACTGGTCGATTGTTCCATCCGTGATTGATCTCTTGATTAAGATTGCATCTGGTGCACTTGTAATCATAGGTTGGCAAGTTAAGCACTTCCTTATCATGTATGACCCACATCCAGAGCATCGGTCTATGTCTGCCTCAGTGGGTTCTTTGTCTAGGTGACCATATCTTAATATGAGTAGCGGTAAGAGATCCTCAAGTCGGATTATCGCGGCATACTCACGCGCATCCTCACCCTGTCCGTTGAGTCTAATCACTCCAAAGCCTAATTCCCCCGAAATGGCTGTTCGAGCTTTCAATTGCTTTATGTATGCAAGAGGTTGAAACCCAGCACGAGCTTTGACTTCAACATCGAACGGAACATTCACAATATCCTTACCGCTACCCCTTCCCACACATGCGCCCTGCCACCAAGTCGATAGGTACTCAGCGACAACACGCTCTGTGCGAAAACCTCTCTGTTTCCTATGCTGGGTCATAGGTGATGCTTGTTCTCGCAATTCTTGCAGAAGAATAAAACAGCACCATCATGAATGCGATCATACTCATTTACTTGAGCGAATGAATCGCAGTCCGAGCAATTCTCCACACCACCATATCCACTAAAGCTGTAGACATGGCGATCCACTGGAGATCGATAAATCTCATCAAAGTCAAACTTAGCCATGATTGATTCCAGTCATGTAACCCATAGCAACCCCACCAATAAACAGAAAGAGCACCAAGAAAATTAAGAGTTGCTCTTTGCTATCCATTGATTGTGCTGCATTTCAAGCATTGCCATGAGACTGTGCCATTAACAGCATCCTGAGATAAATCAACCAGATTCTTAATCTGAACTGGCTCATTACATAACTGACATGGCACAAAGGCTGACATTAGATCAACCCATTCACCATTTATCTTGATTCCTATGTTTCCCATTATGCCCATGCTTTCTGAGGGACAAACTTGCCCTCACTACTTAGTGTGTACCAAACTGTGCCACACTTAGGCGAACCACCTTGGTTATTAACTACAGAGCAGAAGTAACCGCCCCATGCCTTGCCATTCTTTTCACCTTCACGCCAGATGCGACTGCCATGCTCGCACGATGGTGCTTCTACTGCCTCGCCTGTTCCCATGATCGCAGCTACATTCTCGATAGCCTTTTCAAGTGTGACAGGTGCATCCACTACGCCTCTGTACTCATTAACAGGTGTAGTCCAATAATCCTTATTATCTGGCTTGACATCTTGGACTGCTGGCTTTACTACTTTTGTAGCAACGACCTTGGTCATTTCTTCTCTGCTTGGTCTCTTTCCTTTAGGCGCATAACCTGCATTTGCAAGTGCTCTGCCGATTGCCGAAGTCTCGCAATTCTCCAGTGCTGAAGTCTGATTAACACCGCGACTAGAAACTGTCTCCTCAGCGTATCCCGTTGCCCACGCAACGCCATCGCTAGCATCCTTAAATAGATACGCCTTAACAATGTATCGAGATGCCTCGACCACTTCAAGCTCTGTTGCAATGCGGAATGATGGATAATCCTTAATAAACTTTTCAAGTCTCACCTCGACTGGTTCGTAATCGGCTAAATTAAACATATAGATCGTTTTCCTCTGTCGCTAGTTGTCCAGCTAGTGCTCCGTATGAGCATAGATCGACCCAGTTGTCGATGTGTTGTGCGGATTGATTAGTCCGTGCAAGTTTAACCAAGACCATGATCCCTGCCACCTGATAGTCGTGTATCGGTGTTTGTAGGTATGCTGAGAGCAGCATTGCGGTGTGTTGCAAGTTATCCGCAGGGTGACCATATGAGAGCCCACGATCACGGATCGTGTCGGTGGCGGTGAGTAGGATTTCATTAGCTCGCATGATCTGCCAACGAACGGGCTAAGCTGCGACCTTTGTGCCAGCCTTCGCGCCTACCATCTTTGTAGCCTTGCCAATACCAGATGAAATTAGTGACTAGAAATAAGCCAATAATCCCAATGATTGTAATTGAGTTCATTTTCTACCTATCTGCATCCAGTGCCCTTGACTGGCTTACTAGATTAGAGTCTCATGCCCACCCGACAAAATTGCGGACATTTGTGTAACGAAACGATAACGATTATCTGGGTCTGCCGTAAGACTTTCCCGACACGATAAATGTGCCGTCCTTTTCGATGTGTATAAGATCGACTTGAACCTTAGCCTTATTCACATAGATGATGGCGAATGCCTGTTGCCAGTTAGCAACGCCCTTAGTGTAAGCAGCTTGCTTAAAGTCCATGAGGTTGCCTACCTCGACACCATGTAGGACACGCCCTATACGCCCGCCAGAAGCCTCTGAGAAGGCAGAACGCCCTGCTCTGTGGGTATGACCTGAGATCACATTCTTTCCATGCCTACGAGCCGCTTCTAGGGCTGATAAGCCCCCTTGTGGCTTGATGGGTGTGTGGTCACCATGAACAGCAATCCAATTAGGTGCAATAAGCATAGGATTCTTATGAAAGGTTATGCCTAGTTCATCGAACTTCATGAACTTCTCAAAGCGCAGCTCTGGCAGTGCTCCGAATGCAGGCACTTTAGCCATGATGATGTTGTACAGGCGATCTGTGTGATTGCTACGGATGCAATCTGTTACGCCTAACTCCCAGAGCAACTGCACAGCTTCATTGCGGTCATCGTCTAGCGTTTGAGCATAACTGCCCATGCGCCCTTCTTCCCACTTGCTTATCTGGGGAAGGTCAATCTCATCACCAATGGTGACTACTTGATCTGGCTTAAACTTAGAGATAAAACTAGCAAGGTTACGAGTTGCAACCCTGTCATGGTACGGAACCTGAAGATCCGAGACTACGACTATTCGCTTAATCGTCATCCTCATCTTCATAGTTGCCATACTTATCAGGCTCTACTTGGTCTGGAAGGATCCAATGAGGGTAAGCCTGTGGCTCTGTAATCATAAACATAGCAATGTCCTCTGCGAAACCTGCTCGCTTCAATGAGCAGAAATACTCATAAAGCCCAATGCAATAAGCATCAAGCTTTGAGTATCCTTGCTCCTCTAGTGCCTTAGTTGCTTTTCTTGCCATAGCAAAAGTTTACCTGTCAAGCAAGATGTTATAGATCTCATCGACTCGCGTGTTGAGTCTTTTGATCTCAGACAGCAGGTGTGTAATTACATAGCCAGACAAGCCACCAAGAGCTGCAATGGTGGCAAGGTAAAGCGTGAAAAAGTCGGACTGTGTCACTTCTTGATGCCCATAGCAGGATCATTAGGTGATAGGTAACGCAGTACAGGTGGAAGGATTGAAGCAACACCGGCTGCAATAAGAGCCTTAGGATCTGTGACCCCAGCTGCTGCCATTGAGATAACTGCTACTAGGAATGCTCTAGCCCATGAGCCTACTGCTGTCTTTAGTTCATTCATTATTCTCCACCTAACATAGATACTTGAAAAAAAGCGCCATCATTGTCAGCTTCTTTCTTAAAGCTAACATGCATGTGCTTAGTGTGTTTGTTAGCCCCTGTGTACTTGCGCCACTTCCAGTTAAGGATGTGCGAGCAGATTCGTCCATCGTAAATGATGTAACTAATACGCTTGTCTGCTTTTGACTTGGACAAGGTACGAAGCTGATCAGCAAGATCTCCCATGATGTCTGGTTTGCCACCCTTGAATAAGTCTTTGTCCACATCAATGGCACGAACCCAACCTTGCTCATCTGGATTATGATCTGACTTGCGAGCAGCGTGTCGGGTATCACCGATCCAACCATCCGATGTGCGGTCACGATCTGGGAACGAATCATCGAACTGTTCGCGTAACTGGATAGCAGCCTTACTTAGCTTCGGCTTCATCGCGCTTTAAGTATGCCTGATAATCTGAGTTGGCTGGGTCGGCAGGAATAAGCAGGAATCGCCCATCTGAGTATTCTGCTTGAATTGTCGTTCCGAATGGGCTTTTAATTTCTGTGTATGTTGGTTTCATTTATAACTCCGCTATAAAGCCTAGATAAGAAGAAGCATTGTTAGTCATAACGATACCAGCCTGACCAGCCGTGCCGCTAATGTTTGAGGTGCAGTCTATTGTTACCGCTTTATTTGATGCTCTGGAAATAGAAGTAAATAAATTAAAATCATCTGTTCCACTATTTCTAACCACTTGGAAATAATTAGTTTGATTTATTTGATCTACTGTCGGTGTAGTTCTCATCGTAACTGGCAGTTGAACCAATGTTAGTAAGGTCGTTGCATCGTAATAAGTGCCAATGCCGATCGATTGCGAAGCACCTTCAGCGTGACGATAGTAGTACCTCTGGCAAGCGGCTAATTCTCCTTGAAGTGTTCCTGTTGCAGTCTCAAATGG